CACCCGCATGCCATGAAGAAGCGCCTGCGATTTCGCCACCACAAAGCCAGAAGGCACTATTGTGGTACCTGCCTCTGTAGTCACCGAGGCAGGCTTGGCAATATACTGGACACGTAATGCGCGTCCTAGGGCACTCGAGTAGTTACTCGTCAGATACACTTTAGTAGGCCAATAAGTCTGGTCGAACCGGGCCGCCGTTATCCTATACCAATCATGCTGCTCCGTCAGGGTATCCTTGATAACATACTTACTATCCGTCGATGGTGAGGTGGTACCAGTACCAAGCCAGGCCGCTACGGTGAGTGTATTGCTACTGCTAGTATCCGTAATAGTGGCGAATTGCCCCTTACCTGTGCCATCGTAGATAGCTACCTGCATACCATTCCACTTATCATCGTCCCAGGACTGACTCGCATCAATCAGGGTGGTGGACGAACCAGTTTGACTTGAAGTCCCTCTGAACTTATCTTCGACCTGCTCCAGCCACATACCCAGAACATAATAGGGAGTAGTAGTGGTAGGAAGGGAATACTCCAATGTATCTTCCAGGATTATGGTTGTCTCATCAACCACCGTATCAAAGAATTCCGGGAAGGCGTCATCAATAGCATCATTGATAGCATCATGTATCTGGAGCGCGTTCCAGGGGGAATGAATCTCGTATTCGTCTGTATTTGCAACGGCGGCACTGAAAGGCTCTACAACAGCAATACTTCTAGTATCCCTCACGAAGTCTGATATCAAACGCACCGCACCGTCGTTGTCAGTCCCGGACGTATCATTGGCAATATAAAGCCAAGACCCGTTCCAAAAGTCATCTGACTGTCTTAATCTGTTGGTGTCTATAAGCTCGTTGGTACCACCATCGGTTGCTGTAGAGGATGCCCCAATCCGAAGGGCAAAATCCATATTGAGGCGACGGGCGAGCTCTTGTCTGAGTGCCGCCCGGGTACTAGTAGGCTCTGCCACGCTACACCCGTGACACTACGGGGACAGCCTCACTCTTTATTCCATATTTTTCGTCAATGGCCCGCATGCCCCGCGCAACTACAGTGTCCTTCTTAATAACATCTGCACTTAAAAGTGCTTTCTTTTCCTTAGCCATTGCACGGTCAAGGTCCTGGCTCTCCAGGTATTCCACCACTGGCCTAGGCACTTCCACCTCCACATTGGGAGGGAATACGTAGCGCATTCCATTTAGGCTCACCACCTCTGGCTCCACTACAACCCCCTGCGGGGTGGCTACGGGTCTCCCCGGCCTGGTGACCTTCATCATATCCTGGCTTTGCATCCAGGCCTTCTTCTGCAAGTCATCTACATTCTTATTAGCCTTAAGGTACTGCACCATCTTGCCCACAGACTGATTGGCCTGGGCAATAGATTGTGACCGGACCTCCTCTGGCACATCCTCGGACTTACCCCGCCACGCATTCATATACTGCGCCCGGTTATCCTCAAAGGTCTTGGCGAACGCCTCTAGCTCTGCACTGCGTTGCTTCAGCTTTGTCATCTCATCTGACATACGGGCGGCATTCTTGTCTACCTTAGTTAACTTTTCTAGTAGGGAGTCCTGCCCCCGCAATAGACGCTGGAGCTGCAGCGCAATCTCCAGGGCCTCGCTGTCCCCCATCTCAAGGAAGGAGTCGTCTTTAAGGGCCCTTACAGCTAGGTCTTCCTGAGTTTCGATATTAACCATGTTTTCCTTAGGATACGTATCCGTTTACAGGGCGGCACCATCTCAGATGCCGCCCCGAAAGGTTATTCAGTTGTTTTGTAACAAGTCAAACCCTAGTTACCTACGACATGAATGGTGACTGTCATATTCGCGGGAGAACCGGCTCCAGCAACTTCGTCAATGTCGAGGTCGAATACAGCCGCCTCGGAAAAGAGTGCCGTGCCGTTACTGTTCATGTCGCTCCGCGTAATGGTGGCAGTGCTACCATTAGTGTCATCATGCGCCAACTGAAGCGTATCAGCCGCCCAGAGGTCGTTAGAACCGTTGGCAACCATCGCTTCGTTAGCAGCCGAACCAGAACCGTTCTCCTGCACACACAGTGTTGCACGCTCAATGTAACCATCGAACGGCATAACACATGCGGCCTGACTATCGCCAGCGGAAAGGGTTCCGTCCACATGCATGACAAGGGTTGCCCATTTTCCAGTATTTCTATAGCTCATGAGATTCCCCCTTACGCGGCCGAGAATGCGTTAGCATGTTCGAGGCTAATAATCCAGCTAGAATTCAACATAACTGTATCAAGAGCCGCTTTCCATGCAACGGTGCCACGCTGGTTCAGTGGGTCTTCCGTCCCACCAGAGCCAAGTGGCTTCACTATTAGGTCTACTGGTGCCAGGGAACGTCCCTTGCCAGTGTTATTGGCAAATGGGTCGTTTCCAGCCCCGTCCACTTCGCGTGGGTCAATGTTACCGATACCAGCAACGCCGTATGCTTCACGACCGATAAACAGAGCGATGTAGACGTCATCACTTGAGTCGCCTGAGTCCGCATACTCACGGGCATTACCAGAGATGTAAACATCTACATTCAGGAACGTGCCAATGAAGCCTGTTCTCATCGGATTGTTGTCATTATCACGCGGCGAAGCGTGCAGGAACGTATTAAGAAATTCGTCCACTTGCATCAAGGTCGCATAGCTATGTGGATGCAGGATACACGCATACCGAGCACCTTCGACAGGAAGAGCACTGTTTGCCATCAGGACCGCAACGGCCTTGAGGAAATCAGGGTAATCAATCAAGTCATTGGTGCTATCGACGTTTCCACGCCCCGAAGCCGAACCGGCGTAACGCGTGGTCGGCGAGGAGCCTAGAAGGTCTTCACGGATAATTGTGTCTACTGCAAGTCCAGCCTGCTCGCCCAACACATTGGAGAACTCGGAGATAATCGGGTCATACGCGGTCATCTCAAGCTCGTCCGTGTGCTGGAGGTACGAACCATAGAACACAGGTGTAGCGGTAACGGCCGTCACAGAGGTGCTATCGCTGTCAGGAGTCACGCCTTCGGTTAGAGCGGTTGGGCCACTATCATCTACGGAAATGGCTGCGTACTTACGCCATTCAAGCAATCCGTAACCAGTGACATTGGCCCGCTCTCCCCAGCGGCCATGAATCAAGCGAGGCACTGCACGCATCAGCAGTCGTCGTAGATATTGGGTTTTTACTGTATCACTCAGAGTAGTTTGTGTCTGAGTAGCCATATCTGTTTACCTCATTCTGTTTTTATTTTGGCAGTTGGTCGGGCGAAATTTGCCCTCTCTCTGCCTTTTTGTACATGGAATCCCATTCCTCGTAAGGAATGTCACTCCATCTACGTTGTCCCGGATTCGAGCCTTGCGGCACCGCATTGGTGACCACTGGTGGCTGTATCCGGCCTGTACTCACGGGAGGCGTGTTAGGTCCGGGCGATACATTGGCTTGTTGCACCCTCGTTTGCATTGCCCGCATCCGAGCATTCGTGTACCTTAGCGCCGAGTGTTGCATATTCTCGATAGACGAGTTATCCAACTCTGCGACAGGAACGCCCATTTGCTGATAATACGAACGCCATTGCTGCATCGCATCTGTATATTCCAGCCTGTAAGACATCTCTGAGGCTTGTTCTTGCGCTTGTTCTGCCCGTTGCCGGTAGACGTCGCGCTCATAAACTACGCGCTCAGAGTCGCTCATGTCAGACATTTGCATCTGCTCTACCGTCGCTGCTATTTCTTCCCGTTCTTGCGCCCATTGGGACTCTCGGTCCCTCAGTGCACGGTCAGAAGCAGAAAGTTGGCTCCGCATACGATTGAGCTGCTGCTGTGACTGCTGAAGCTGGGCCTGCATTTGCGCTGCCTGCGCTTCTGGACCAGGCTGTTGCGCTGAGGTTGGGCCGGTGCTATTTTGCGCCGGGGAGGCCTCGGGGGATGCTCCCGGTTTCCCGGCAGGATTACCCCCCTCTGACTGTGCTCCCCGCGGGGCCATGTAGTTGACACCACGGGCAGGACCCTCAGAGGTTTGCTGAGTGTGGTCGTTAGGCATATTGCCCTCCTATAAGATTGTTAAACCCTCCGTTCATACAGTGAACATTATACAGGAATTTCCCGTGTTAGGCAAGCGCCATAACCTATAAAACAGCTGTCGGCGCTTCATAGCCTGGCAACCAGGGCCACTCGACCGCTGGCTCTCCACCCGCTGTCACTTCCCCGCCGTGGGCAGCGCCAAGTTCGCGTAATCTCTCTAGGAAATCCTCATAAGTTAGAAATGGCTCTATTTGCACACGCAGAGCCTCAAGATACTCAGTAGTTCCTCCACTGACAGAGCCGCTGAGTATTTCTTTCATCATATCGGGAGGAATTCTAATCCTTGGCCAGGGCCTTGGCACAGAGCCCGTACCACCGGCACCCGCAAACACCTTTGCCACAGTCATTCCTGGCGTCCAACCCGCCCAAGTACCAGGACCAACAGGGCTCGTCCATGTGTCACCACCCGATACACCACCACCTGCACCCGCATAGCTGCCTGTACCTGCTGTTGTTGCCGTCGCAATCCCCATCCTTCTCTTATACCTATCGCTATCCCGGTACTTCTGCCATACCGGGTAATAGTCCCCAAACGGCGTCTTCATGTCCCATCCCCCCTGAAGGTCGGACCAAGCTTCAGGATTCTCGGCTCGCCACTCTACCCGACTTTCAGGGGACATAGCGAAATAACGGTCTTGCAAACCTTCCCAATCAGGCCCGTACAGTTTCTCCCGATACTCAGCAAATTGTACATCCAGGGCTTCCACTTGCATCCACTCTGCATTCTGGGCATCAGTTGGCTCGGTCAACCCCAGTTCTTGTGCCGCCATATGGGCCGCATTATAGACACGATTGAAGAATTCTTCGTTCCAGTGCACCCAATGACCCCTATCCCCAAGCTGTTTCCGTTCCGACTTAAACATATCTAGTAGAGCATCCTTCATGTCCTCCCCGCCTATTGTGGAAACCGCATTCAGGAACTCACTACCACTAGGGCCCGCCCAGCCATACCATTTAAAGATGTCATCTGCTCGATTTTCCCGCGGGGTATTACGCAACTCTATTCTCTCCTCAATGTCCAGCGGGTCTCGACCAGTCATGTGTAGTAAAATCTCGCCATCAGTCCACTTGCCCTGATAAGCTGGTACCTGGTCCATCCACTCCAGTATCTGCATCTCACTGGGGCCACCTGGATACATCTCATCCCACTGTCTTTCTTTCGCCCTTCTTTCCGACTTACTACTATCGCCTACAAAATCCCAGTACGCGCCGTAATAGTTATCCCTGTACACACGGTTAAGCGCATCATAAAGGCTATCGTTCTGTACATCCCAATAATTCCATTGGTCTCCAGTTGCCATAGCCAACAACTTTGTTTTAGCCGCCTCCCGAGTACCACCGTAAAGGTCTAGGAACATATTGGTGGTTTCGCCAGTCTCTTCATCAGGCACGTCCACATTAAGCTCCTCCTCCGCGAGCTGCGCAAACAATTCCTGTATATATATTTCGCCAATCTCTGGCAACTGCTCTTCCCACGCCAGGATAGCCTTCTGATATTCATCCCAGGTCATCCCTTCATCGGCAGTCCACTCTGGCCGCAGGCCCAAATTCTGTAGCATAAACATCCATGTATCTTCTACATGTTCCTTAATGGTTTCTGGGTTCTTGTTATACGGGCTCCACACATATTTACCAACATCTGGGAACTCTTTCTTAAGCAAGGCCTCGCCAGCCTTACGTTCCTCATAAATCTCATCTCTGACTTCCCGGGGTGCACCAACAGGTTGCTCCGCCAGGGCCAGGCTCGCCATGCGATTAAGCCCAGACTGGGCCGCCAGAAATGCACCAAAATTTCTATTCTTTTCAAGCTCTTCCGAAATGGCGAGGGCCCGCTCGTCCCCAAACAGACTCCGCCCATCTCGTTCCCCTCCTTCCCTCACATTACTAATGCTAGTATAAATACCGTAAAGTCCGCCCTCCGGGGTGTTATAACGCCAATTAGTATAAAATGCCTCATAGTTCGCATCATACGCAATCTGGCGCCGAAGATTGGCAATCTGGTCCCTGACCTTATAAAGCTCCACCTCACCCTTATGTGCCCGCTTCTGATGAATGCCCGTCATATAACCGTGCACGCGGGCATAATACTCCGACCTCTCCATCTCCTCTCTAGCGGCCTCCCAGCGAGGGCCTTCCCGGTTAGCAATCTCCAGTTCTACTTCGTCCTTCAACAATTGTTTTTCAAAATCGTCAAGATGTTCCATCTCTACCACAGCGTTAAACAACATATCGCGCTGTATCAGATAATCCTTCCAGGACGGTTCTGGGGAAAGCCAAACAGGGTCAAGTTTGAACCCCGTGGCCCGGTTAATCTTCTCTGAGAGGTCCCGTTGGGCCCACTCAGGTATAAGCGATAACTGACCGACTATTGACTGCTTCATATATCCATCGTCATCAATTAAGTTCAAAGGCGCATACCTCAATGCCCATGTCCACCAGGGAGCAAGGTAGAGACCGTAATATCTACCCGAAGAGGTTAGGAAAGAGACGACCCGTTTAGCGGGCGAGGCTTCGGGGTCAATGTCTTCTACATATATATCCCGGTAATTTGGAACAGCCTGCGTGTAGGAAAGCAAGTTCTGAGGGTTAGTGTACCACTGACCA